GCGTAATCATACTTCTTTAAGTATGGGTCAGTGGGCACACTGACGTTATGTACCTCTTGGAGGTACGTAATAACGAAATCATCGTTATATATGGAGGTCGCGGAGATCTCCTTAGAAGTACTGAACTTGTACTTCTTAACCTGTTGAGCCAGCAGGTTATTATCCATGACGGATATACCGTGTTTAACACGGTGATTGAGTGCCGATAGGCGCTCAAATTCACAATATCTTGTGAAAAAGTCTTCTATTTCTAGAAGACGATAAATGTGACCAATATATGGCCACATAAAGGATGGCATAATGTCATCCACGATGGGAATTCCCATCCCACCTGCACAGGGCGGCAGGTAAATAGGCAATTTACATGCCTCGTTACGGATAATACCGTAATTGTAACACCTATCAAAGATGTTACAAAAGTAGCCCAAAACGGCCACTTTGAGAACCTTGTTCTCATAGTAATCAAGTTGATTACTTAACATTCTCCCTTTTCCGAGAATGGAACTCCGATTTTCGGAGTGTTCACGATTCATGGTCGTGAGTAGACGTGATTTGATCACGTCTATATAGACCAATTTAAGGTCTTTTCCCTGACCAGTTAGCAGGGCATGATCTTCACAGAAGATCATAACTCTCCTGGAAATCCCATCCTTCCAGGAGAACTTCCAACCCATGGAAGTGGCAACTGTCTTAAACAGTTGAATCCTTCGCAAGTTTTCGCGAAGGGATGCGACGTCATCGCCGCATATACAGACCGGGTCACCGACCAGGTCAAATGGTCCATCAATCTTGGACCATAGACTACTACCAGAATAGTAGTAGTAAGCACTGATCTCTTCGACCAGTATATTTTCTAACGTTAAAGTTAGAAAACTCATGGGTTCCCCCATGAAAGAACCACGACGGTTCAAAATACCGTCAGGGTATTTATTACCAAATTTCTTGGTAAATTTAGAGGCCTTGTACATAGACCTCTGACATACTATCAATTGATAGTATACCCAAAAGGGATGCCCTTTTGGTAATGTGTGGAGGAAGCCCTCCCACATAGCCCTCAAGAGATCAAGAGGGATTAAGTCAGTTGCTGACTTATAATCTGTCGATTGACAGATAGGGTCCTCATATTGGGGACCAACTTTCTGAACGAATTTCAGAAAACTCCACATTTTATTTGTGGAGCGAAGGCCAATTCTGGCCCTACCATCCCGGGCAAGGATGGGTTCAGCCATGAATCTCATGGCTCGGGTCACGATAGTGAACCAAGCTTGGTTTTTACCAAGCGGCCTGGTCTTAGCACCAGGTTCAGCCAAGCAATCAAGCTTGGATTTCGGCAGGGAAACCGGCCGATACATGAGGATATTCCTCATGGAGGATTCCCTCCAAAAGGGAATCTTAAATCCACCAACATGGATATAAAGCTCGGCATCACGTCGAGCTTCACCTTTGTAATCTGACATTACAAAGAATCCTTGCTTTTCTGCAAGGGATGTTGCAAGAAGCAACATAATCCTACCAGTCGTATTTGGTAGGTTTTCCTCCTGCTTGGTAAAGCGGGTCATCAACCTCTTTTTGGTTGATGCTCCTGCTCCATTGTAGAGCAGGTCAATAAGCGTATAACTACGCTTCTTAAGTCCTACAGAACGTAAGACTTTACCAAATCCATAAAAGGATTTGGGACGGGGAAACAAAAGATCCCCGTAACAATCGATCATATCGATTGTATTGTCCTGTGAGGACAAAATCCAATCCTCAATTTGGATTGGCCAGCCCCCAGTTAATGGGGCTATATGTACCTCACTAAGAGGGACATTAATCCTGGAAAACCAGGACGAAACTTCGCCAGCAAGGCCAAGTTGCCTCTGGGATCGCTCAAAGCACCCAGAGGTACTCACGGACACATGAGTATGTCTGGGCATTTGCCAGACAGAGAGGCGCGAACCGAGCCTCTTAGCAAAATGCCGTGCGGCATTTAAGACTGAAGGGTCAGTCTTAAATTCCTCCGTTAGGATGGAAAACTGCTCGTCAAAAGCAGTATCACACATCTTCTGTGTGGGGCAGGGCAATGCTCTGCCAAAGGTCCTGATTTGACACAGGACTGAGAGTTCAGAATCACTGAACTCATACATGTACAATAGACATGTACGCCACCTGTCAAGGTGGCCCCCGAACCAAACAAGTTCGGGTGCACCCCGTTCGGAGTGCCAACCACGCCAATAAGGAATGCGTGGTGGAGGAGCGTTATGCTCCTTCATGTCGCTTAATGCGGCATATTGAAGCCACCCGGCGATGGCTTTAAGTGCAGTCAGCACTTTTTCCTCATTAAAGAGGATAAGGCGGGTTTTCCGCCTACCGAGCTTATCTCGGTAACTTTTCCGTTTACCGGAAAAGGCAAATCTGAGAAACCAGATTTTGTATTTTTGGATAGCTCCAAAAAGTTTACGATCCAAACGGAGTGGATCGAAACACTGATTCAAAAGAACAGTGTGCATGTTGGCAATCCAACATTCCTCAATGAATTTCCATTGAGAAGAGGATGCACAAAGCATCCTATTGTAGGTCGGACGACCCACAAATCTACCGATCATTCGGTAGAGTCTCGTGGGTCCACGAGAAGGATTAACCCGAGAGTACTTCGGGTCAAAACAACCACGGTTGTTTGGAGCAACCTGATAGGTTGCTATTCGTAGACATAAATCTACGATAGGACTCTCACGAATCCTTTTGGACATACGTTTGTATGTCAAATTCTCCGGTTTGGAGAAATGTTTCTGCTGGAAGACTTCCGGCAGATGATCTACCATTACGGTGGTAGAACCTAGGGTTTGGCTGCTGGGCGCAGCCGGGCCCGACGGCTTCTGAGCGGAAGCCATAAGCTTTAAA